GTTCCCTTGGGCCCTAGTAAACTTCCGAGGCCTCCTATCGCTCCAAAAATTGTAGAGAAAAACCCGGTAAATTGTGCCTTCAATGCAATCCGAATAAGGTCCTGGATTATGCTCTGCGCAAGTTCCCCAAACGAGGCCTTTCCACGAGCAGCCATTTCCGACATGCCGTCTGCCATGCCAGTTACTACTCGCTTCTGTACGTCCCCTAAATTCTCAAATGCACTGGCAGCCTCGTCAGCAGTGTCTGCTAATGGATTGCCGGTGCCTCCCGGTCCCGGCACATCAACGTTCGCGCCGTCCTGTATTTCTTTTCGCTTTGTCCGCAGCGCCATTATGGCTTGTACTGTTGCGTCTCTCTCTGCAATAGCCGCAGCAACCGATTGTCTGCTCGCTTCCCTTTGCGCGTCGGCCGTAGCTTCTATCGTCTTAATCATTTCATCAATTACATCAATTTGATCTCGGCGCTTTTGGTTTGCTTTTTCTGCTGCGTCTGCTGCCCTCTTTTCAAAAGTAGCGAGGCCTCCTAATGCAATCCCGAGGTTTGTTATTTCCATCGCCCTTTCAGTAAAGCCGAGGTTGGCAAGGCTTCGGGCAATGTTAAAGAGCTTCTGCTGCACCGCGCCAATAATATCATCAATTGCGCGGCCTATCGTTGTTTTCAATCCATCGAAAACCCCGGCCACTGTGCCAGCCATTTCTTTAAAACCAAGGACTACAAGGAGCAGGCCTTTTTGCATTGTCTCTACAAGTGCAATACGGAATCGGTCGGCGCCTGCAATCATCAGCGTAAACCCTAGCCGCAAATTAGCAGGGCCTGCTATGACAAACTGGTTCCATAAAAACTTTGTCCACTTAACGATGTTGCCAATTGCCTGTCCCCATACACTTTCGAATACCTCAGCACCGCCACCTGCCGCTGTCACTGCTGTTGTAATTGCGTTAAAGGAAAGGCTTATGTCTTCCAGTACTCGATGCATAGTATCGAGGATGGCCGTTGTTGCTTTTTGCAGCAAAGGATTCCGAGCCAGTGCGCGAATGTTTTCGGTTGCGTTTTGTGTTACTGCCCGCAGCGCTCCATTTAGTTTTGCGCCGATTGTAAGTTCCAGGCCTTCGTATGCAGACTTGAGCGCTTTAATGTCGCCGCTCAAATTGTCTACACGTATTGCCTGCTGCTCGTAAGCAACATTTGTGCCAGTCAGTTGTGTTGTTAATTCGGACAACCGCTCGCGGTTTTGTATTAGGATTTTAGCGGCTGCCAAATTCCGGCGCCCAAATAATGTTGTGGCCTTGCCCGATGACAAATTTGCTGCGGATAAATTATCGAGCGCTTTTTGCAGTCCAACAATTTCGGGATTCCACTCGTCCTTGGATTGTGCTGACAGCGCTAACAACACACCACGCAATTGGGTGCCTGCCTCGCCTCCCTTAATTGCAAACGTAGACATCAACTGCAACGCGGCGTTGGTTTGCTCAAAACTCAATCCCGCTTGCGCGGCAATTACGCCCGCAAACTTCAAAGCTTCCGACATCTCACCAACAAGTGCCGCGCCTCGTTTGGATCCTGCTGCTAATACGTTAATGAAACGCGAGGATTCCTCGGCCGCTGCACTAAACTGGTTAAGCGACGCTCCTAACGTATTGGCGGCGGTGGGCAATGCCTCGCCTGTTGCCTCTGCCAGTGCAATGGCTTCCTCAGTTACAAGGGACAAGGCCTCTACGTTTTCGAGCAGGTCGGGTTTGGCACTTGCTATTACGCGGAAAGCTTCGGCAGCTTGTGTGGCAGACAGTGTTGTCGTCTCACCAAACTCTTTCGATTTTTGGCGCAGGAAGTCTAAGTCCTTGCCTGTTGCTCCCGTAATAGCACTGAGGTCGGCAACCGCTTGTCCAAAAGCTATAGTCGAACCGATCAAACTCTTAGCAGCAAATATCCCCGCCAAACTTAAGGCGGCCGTTCTTAAAAGCTTGAAACCTCGTGCCTGCCTTTTGTTGTCTCTTACACCGGCGTCCGCAACTCTCTTGGACTTGCGCTTAATAGACTCAAGTGCGGCACGGACTCGGGCGGCCCCAGTCTTTGCAGCTTGGGAGCCTATTCCTACTTCTAAGTCTCGTCGCAGTTCCACCAGTTACGTTTCCTTGGTTTGCCTCAACTTGTTCAGCCGAGCCTTTGTTACTTCCACATCCTCAACAGTTTTAAAAACCTGCGCATCCATTTCCAAAATCAAATCGGCAAATGTCTTAACGTCGTACACCGAATACAACCTTGTGTAGGCCTCCACCTCTGCTAGGGTTATGTGATTCGAATTTCTACTTCTCCAAAGTTTTGAAAAGCCCTCAAAAACTCCCTGTAAATGTTCATATAGGATTGGTTTATTGGCTGCCGGGGTCTCGCCTGGGTTCTCAAGCTCTATCCCCTCGAAGAACGTTTGCTCTTCTTCTTTCCACCGCGTGTGGTAGTCGACAGCCGCTTGGAGTTTCCCAAGTCGTCCTCAAACTTTTCAATCCTAAAGTTCTCCATGTTTTGGCTTTCCATCAAAACCACTTCCTTAAACGTCGACAACCTCTCGTCTTCCAATAACTCCAAGGCCATGTCTGGGGAAAAGTCTACTACCCTTCCGTCCAGCTTCAACCCTTCCCATCCAAGCAAAATAAACTTGGCCATGCATTTGGTAAGGATAGTGGCAGCTTGTTCCGTGCTAACACCTTTCCGACCCTGCGCTTTCACATAGGGCTCGGTAAGCCTGGCCTGCATCTTTACGAATGGTGGATTGTTAAACCTCGCAATAATCAAAGTGGTGTCCTTATCCACTTGTACTCTTGCGCCTTCTACCTCCTTTGTCGGGTCCGTTGCATAGTTAATAAGGTCCATCGCTTTCTCCTTTTAGTTGGCACCATTAAGTTGTTTTCTTATTACGGGGTTCGATCTATCCGAGCCATAATCCCCTGTGTTGCATGCATCTTTGCTTCCCACTCCATGCTGGCAATAATTTGGTCGTCGTTGCCTACGCCAACAATGTCCCCGTTTGTGTAAACCACGGCCGGGAAAGAAACCATATAGCCGTTGCCTGCCGCGTCCTCAATAGCAACGTTGATGGCAGACTCCGTGCTGTTCATGTACTTGTTAAACAGCACCTCGTTGGCAAACAGTGCGTCAAGCGTACCTGTAGTATTGAAACGCCCAAGCCCTATGTCTACCGCGTCCGGCTGGCCGATGCCATCTACAACACGTAGGTTTTGGTTGAAGTCAATGTTAATGGTTTGCGCAAAGACGCCTGCTCCTAGTACTGCGCCTCCCTCAAACAACCTGGCAACGTTTGCACTGGCGTTTAGTATGAGGTTGGTAGGTGCGGCAGTGTATGCCCCGCTGCCTAATGTAGTTGCAGCCAATGCCCCTGCCTTACCGAGTACACCAAATGTCCCTGTAACTTTTTGACGGGATGCCAACACTAAGGACCACGTATTGACGCGGCAGCCTGTGAAGCCGAAGAATTGTGTAACGTCGTTCATATTCTTCTCAAGCGTATAGCTCTTCTTCACTACGCCGTTCACCAGTGTGCTGTCACTAATGGTAATGGTGTCGCCAACCGCTTCCGTTATTAGCGTGACGCCTGCAACGACAATCTTACCCGCAACTTGGGACACCACTTCATGCCATCCGTTGTTGACAGGATTGGTTGAGAAGCCTGCCACCCGAATCCACTGTCCTGCAGCAAGAGTTGGGAAACCGGAGCCGCTGTCGTTAAAAGAATTGTCCGCGGCAGCCGCATCAACTGTGGCTGCTGAGAACGAGGAATCGGCAGTAAAATCGCTACGCAGTTGGCCTTCCATGTAAATATCATGGGCGCCGTGTGAGGCCTCAAAATCGAAGCCTCCGTCAACGTTGGACCCTACCGGAACTATATCGGTAGTCTGCCCATCCGCGCGCACCTCGTCCGACCGAGAATTCTCAATTCGATGGCCGAGGTTTTCCGTTGTATACCGAATGCTTGCTAGAGGCGAGGCCGGCGTGACTCCCCACGTAACTTCCTCGAGACCAGCCAATTGTACTCTGGAACTGTCAGACATTTCGTCCTCCTAGTTTACTGTTACTTCAAAATCGTGATCAAAAAATATTTTAGCGTTTGCCTGCCAAAACCCTTCGCCATCATCACCCAATTCTACCACCTCGGATTCCCTGCAAGTAATTTCTGAAAACTGCTGGCCTTCAAAAATAGCAATAACAGCGTCTCCCATTTGCCGGGCCTGTTTCACTCCGAGTTTGGCTTGGATAAAGCATTGGGCATTGATCCATCCAGGCCTCCGATATAAAATCTTTCCGCCGGAAAAACCTACTTCGATTGCTCGGCCGTTACGTATAAACAATCTAATGTGCGGACCCGCCGGAAGTTTCCTGGGGTCGTTTTCATAACGTATGACCACGCTTTGATCTGCCCACTGGGCACTGAACCTAGTTTCAATTGCCAACTGCACTGCTTCATGGGTAGGCATTACAATCCAAACCTCCCTAGCTGCTGCATGTTGTTCTGTATAGCTCTGGCCACCCATCCATTCGGCGCTTGCTTGCTTGTACCTTCCTCAAGAAAACCGATGTAGGGTAGGCTGTTACTAAGCCACACTGTTTGGAACGGCGCCAGTGTTGCGAGAGCAGTCGTTGCCTCTCCTTGTTTGCCGCTTGCTACCGAAGCGGCAGTGCCTCCCGCCTTACGTACTTTGTGGTTTGGGACGCCCACTGAGATGTTCCAATTATTCATCGCTCTGCCAGTATCCACCGGAGTACCAGCAACGACGTCTGCAAAAATATCAAAAGAAAGTTTTTTGACAACAGTAACCACATCGAGGCCTAGCCTGTCGGCAAATTTGTCGACATCTACGCTAAACGATTTTAGATTGCGAATCTTAATCATTCGTGGAATACCAAAACGCCGTCAGCACCGCCGCCGACCCTCGTCATTAAAACTTGCCATAACCCGCCTGCCGGATCCAGTACGAATCCCTTTACAAGCCAAGTGTCATCATCCTTCACAAGTTTGTCTCCGGTTGTTGGGCTTATTGTCATATCCACGCCTGGAATAAGCGCCAACTGGTCACCCGGACGAAATACCTCCGCAAGAGATGTAGGCAGTTTATCAACTGTTGCTTCTGCCGATAAAACCACTGCTCTAACTTGGAGCGTAACTGTGGCCACGTCCGACGTAATATCTCCCGACGTTGGGTCATAGTCCGGCTCCTGTCCCTCGTGTATGTAATC